TCCGGCTTTTAATTGCCCGGAAGGTTATTAGCTGTACGCCAATCAGGCGCATTTTAGTTTTAGTAATTAAGGAGTTACGCGCGTCCGGTGCGAGGTAGGCCGAATCAGAAGCTCTTCCCTACTATTAGTTCATTCAGAATTCTGTTTTGTTCCTCCTGTTTGTTTTTTAAAATTTCGCCGGCGTAATCTTCTACTTCACGCGATGGATCCAGCTGATGCCGGATTAATGCCAACTGCATAATTATTACATGCTGGGCGGACTTCATATCTGCAAGTTGTTCTAATTCGTTCATAGGATGTAACGTTCATGTCCTTAAAACCCTAATACTACAAAATACACAAACTATTTAGTTTTCTTCGTTGGTGGCGACTGCTGTGTACTTGTTCTTCTTGGTGGTGGCGGTGGCGGATTTCTCATGCCTCCTATCTGCCCTTTCTCAAAATAATCTCTACCTGGTTTTTGAATTGGTTGTTTTGCCATAATTACTCAATTTAACGTTATTTACTTTTTTGGGGTGGTGGGGGTGGTGGATTTTTAAAACGTGGCACCTGCCCTTCTCGGATTGAACCGGAAACCACATCTTTTCGATATGAATCTCCGTCACGTCTTACTGGCCTAGCTCTGTCCCGTGTCTTCGGATTGTTCTGTGTAGCCATGATATTGATCGATATATGCTTGTGTTATTGTTTGCGCCTTTTTATCTAGTTTATCCCTTTTACGCAGAAGTAACGAATTGTCTAATTTTTCTATGTCCCGAGCCTCTTTACGCGTCTCATAATAACGAATTTTGGCTTGTTCATCGTTAATTCGCTCATCGAACATATCGAACCAAAGGTCTTCCAGCTTTGCCCATCTCTCATAGTACATCATTCGCAATACACCTAGTTTCTCAAAATTATCATCGCTCATAACAATCGAATTTTCGACTTGACTTATGAGTTGAGAAATCCAAACAACGGTCAGAGATAAAATAGGGATCAAGGCGTCTGTTTGGGAAAAAAATAACCCCGCAGTAGTAATGACAACTAATACAAGCTTATACCGAATTCGCCACCGCTTCTCTCTTGCCAAATAGAGTGCAAGATATTCGTCGCCCGCTTTTGCATGTAACATATCGTACCAGACGCGAGTTCTGATGCTCATAAGAAAAAGTCAAAAATCATCTACGGTACAAGCGGTTTTCCGTATATCTTCAATCATTGATAAAATCCGCTCATCCGCCGATGCAACCATTTTTCGAACAAACCCGCTCATCGTTTTGAATTGCCGCTTTTCACCTGAAGATATTTGATTCATCTCCAAGAATGTATGCGTTGTGTTGTCATACCTCGATGACATATCAAAAAAACGACAACGATACTTCTTATCTCGTACATCCAATTGGAGTGTAAAGTAACTCGTTACAGTCCGGGCAGCTATTCCCATAGTGACACTTTCCTTGAAATTTCCTTTTATTATCAACCTCCCAGCCTCGTAGTCTTCGAATTGAATTACGTCTTGGGCAGATTTAAAAGAATAGGCAACCCACAGTTTAAGATTATCAAAAATCACCTTCTTCGGCAAGTCGCACTCAACTACATCTTCGTATACTACGTCGCCAGCAACTGTCGGAAATTGTGGGTAATCTTGGGATTTCAACAGACCCGGTAAAAACAAAAAGAACAACATGGTCCAAGCTGATATTGATTTCATAGTTTAGATTTGGTGAAGGTTTTTTAACTTATCCTAGTTGAAGCCCCCTGGCTTCTGTTTCTGCTTTTATGATTTTCATAATTTCAGGCAGCTCTTGTGTGATTTTATCGAATTGGCCTAAAATATTTACAGTGAAAGAAATTTTAGGCTGCATATCTGATTTCACATAACCAGACGTCGATTCCCTCAAAATATTTTCGTTAGTCTGTTTGCGTAGATAACTGTTGTACTTAGAATTTTTTATGTAAAGACCTACAAAATCATAATCCAAAACTTCGCCGGCTTTGAGCAGTTGATCGAGGTCTAACTGCTTCTTTTTGAAAAAATGGTATAGATTACGTTCTTCCATATCCATCTTGTCAGCAAAAGCTTTGTTGGTTAGGCCGCGCTTCTTAACGATCTTCTTAATCTCGTTGCCAATCATGAACTCCATTTGACAAAAATGTGAAATTTTTTTCGCTTGAAATTCAACAAGATATGACAAAAATTTGCTGTAAACATGAATAATATTTGATTATACTAAAAATTATTTCGTGTTTTGATGAAACAAAATTGACTTAATAATTTTTTGTATGAAATCCCAAATAAGTACCAAATCACTTAGAACCCTTCGTGCAGCGCTCCCGACAGGCGGCGTTGATACGATTGCTGAACGACTTAACCTTTCGCCAAGTACCGTGAGTAAGATTCTCAACGGACACACCAAAAATGTGAAAATGGAGGTTGTTGAGACAGCTTTGAAGGTAATTGAAGAAAGCCGAGCAAAAGCATCCGAATTAGAGAACAAGATAGCCTCGTTGTCATGAACGGCCAGCCGCTAACACAAAGACTACCTGCGGGCCTGATGGACAAAGGGGTCGAATTCTACTTTCATCAAGGAGAAATATGGTGTTTGACGGGTGGGCAGCCTGTACCTTTCAACAGCATCCCCCCGGCGATCCTGAACATTGTTGATGAGGATATGGCGAAGCACCCTGATGCTGTGCGCGCTTTACTAGCCTGGGACCTGCATACACGGGAGGAAATGCTCCGACAATATATCCTTTGCCGCTTCGGAGGCTTCGATTTGGAGCCGGATATTACTGCTGAAGGGGTTATCGAGCATACTGAATACTTTGATTGCGGCAAGCGTGGAACCTGCTCTATGGAGGGTAAACTTTGTCCGGCGATTAAAGTGGAAAACGGGTACCTGACGAAGAAGGAACTGGAGGTGGTTAAATACACCGGACAGGGGAAAGCTAATTGTGAGATAGCGGCGCTTATGCACATAAGCGAGGAAACGGTTAAAAGTCACATGCAGAATATCCAGCAGAAGTGTGGTTTCAGCTCTAAGCTGGAGGTAACGGCCTTCGCGATCAAAAAAAACCTTTTGTAACCAATAAATCTTAAAAATATGTTAGTTGGACATCTGGACACAGAAAAGAGCGTGCTGATATTGGAATATCCGAAGCGCGCTCACTTACCGCGGAAATGCCTCCCGGTTAAGAACTTAGATCACGCCATTTCGATCTGGAACATTCAGGCACGGAAGTACATTTTCGAGACGCTTCGCGGGTTCGTACTGCAGCGAAGCAAGGCGATTTTTCTTATGAACGGCTCTAAACGCACCCGGTGCAGCAATGCGGTGGACAAGCTGCTGCTGATGCTCATGGGTGGATATGAATCGCCACTGGACAGACTTTGTGCGAAGGTAAAGCGGGATGCGCATTTGATTAAAGAACTGGAGCCTGGGCCATTCAGTCGTTTCCGGCATCATTATGCCGAAGTAATTGTACCTATTGTGGAATGGTGCAACCAATATTTGGACGACATGGCCGAACTACCGACGCATAATTGATCTATCAATTTTCATTAACCAAATAATTTTAAAAAACGATGGCAAAAATCACTTTAAAAGGAATTGTAAAGCACGTGACCACGGTGGAAAGTTACGGTACCGGCAGTACGCAGGGTACGAGGCAATCTTTAATACTTTTTGTACCCGGATATGTGGACGGTTGGGGAGACAAAAAAGGGCAGGACGAGGAATGGCAGTTGGATGTCTTTAATGACAAGATCCAGCGGCTGGGGTTGAACAGCAATCTGGTGGACAAGCGCGTGGAAGCGGTTGTTTATGTAACGAGTAAACGGTACAAAAGACGGGACAATGGAGCCGACATGTGGATGATTGGCGCGACGTTGAATGAGGTGAAATTGCATGAAACGAACCAAACTGTTAACCTAACCTCTTCGACTAATGCTGGCAACAACTGGTAAAAATATAATCAAGGGGCTGATGGGGCGCAATGGCCGCCCCCTCCCCTTTCCGAAAGACGAAAAGGGAATGGATGGTTTGTATAGCGGCAACTTAATCCGTACGTGGAGCGGTGTTTTGATTGATGTTTTTGACCCGAACCCGAACGACATAGTAATTGAGGATATTGCTCACGGGTTGGCTATGCGGTGCCGCTTCGGAGGGCATACGCAATCTTTTCACACGGTGGCGGAACACTGCATTCACATCTGCGATATGGTGCCGGACCGGCTGAAGATGCAGGCGCTGCTGCACGATGCGAGCGAGGCTTACATTGGTGATATGCCTACGCCTATAAAAAAAAATCTTCCGGTTTTTTTGCGGCTGGAGATGCGGTTGATGGAACGGATTGGGGAAAGGTTTGGGTTTGATCCGCATCTGGACCCGATGGTGAAGGCGCTTGATAAATCTTCGCTGGAATGGGAATGGGAGCACAAGGTGGTGGAAGATAAAGTTCAAAGTTTATCCCCCGAACGGGTTAAGGCGCTTTTTTTACAGCGGTTCTACGACATCTATAAACACTACTAAAACAATGCAGGAATTTTCTTTTTTTAAGGGGCCGATAAAAAATACGAAGCCGATGGGATCGCGTACGTTGAAAGACGCGATTGATCTGATACGAAGTGACGTGTATAAGGAGCAGGTGCAGCGCATCCGAAGCAGCGATAACAAGGTGGCGGCGCGGGTGATGAAGGAGTCGCTGGATTACTTTACGTTTAGCGGAGTGTTTAAGAAGCGCGCGAATGACGCACTGGTGAAGCACAGTGGGTTGATTGGGATTGATTTTGATGAGATAGACGGGCACCAGCTGCTGGAGGTAAGCGGTAAGCTGCCGGATGTTGATTTTGTGGCTGCTTTCTTTGTTTCACCCAGAGGCGCGGGGTTGAAAGTTGTATGCCGGATTTCACCGAAAAAACATGATGAAAGTTTTGAGGGGTTGAAGGCGTTTTTTGCCGATAACTTTGATATCCCGGCGGATAAGGGTGTGAAGGATGTGGCGCGGGCCTGCTTTGTGAGCTGGGACCCGGATGCATACTACAATCCGAAAGCGAAAGTGTATAATCCACCTGCGCCGCTGGAGCCGGAAACGGGACCAAAGCTTCCCGGGGAGGCGGACGGTGAAGAGTCTGAAGATGAGGCCAAACGTCGGCACAAATTAAACCAAGATTTTAAGCGGGCGGAATTCGTAGCCCAACAAATAGCGCGGGAAAAAGTTGATATCACTGACGATTATAACAATTGGCAAGTTATTGCTTTTTCACTGGCTGTTTTCGGGGATAGAGCCCGTCCGCTTTTTCATATGGTAAGCGCGCAGAATCCTGGGTACAACAGCCAAAAAACTGACGAAAAATGGGAAAATGCGTTGGCCACGCGCAATAGAATAAAGCACCCTACGCGCTTCTTTTCCATCGCTAAAGATTACGGTTTGAGCACAAAAGCACCGAGGACGTTGAATGAGGCCCAGGAACATGCCGAGGCGAAAACCATCATCGGCGACGAAGACGCTACGGACGATTTCCTGAAATATGGCATCTATCTGAATCCACAGACAAACACGTACTATTCCCTTAACCTGAAAGGCAAAAAAGAGGAAATTACCAATTTCAAGATGCGTATTATTTACCACGTGGCAACGTCTGATGACGTGGCTTACCGGATCATCCAGATCAAGAATATATTCGGGCTGGATAAGGTGATACGGGTAAATACGGATGACTTTGTTTCGGCTGGATCTTTCAAGAAGATCATCGCGCGGCAGGGTAATTTCATCTTTAAAGGGGCTGATCATGATTTGATCCGGTTGCAGGATATGCTGCAACGGGAGGAAAAGCCGACGGCTTTGGTGGACACGCTGGGCTGGAATCGGCGCGGGGGATTCTATGCTTTTGCGAATGGCATATATGTGGTGTCTGCCGGGCGATTCTTGGAGGTGGATGAGTTTGGTATTGTGGAGCACGAACACGAGGGAAAGCCGCAGAATTATTTTATACCGGCGATGAGCCGGATGTTTGCGGATAAGGACGATCTGTACACGAACGATAAGAAATTCCGACTGATAAAGGGCGACGTTAGTTTTTCGGAGTGGGCGGCGCTGTTTGAGAAGGTATTTGGGGCTAATGGTCGGGTAGGCATTATTTTCTACATCGCGGCCTTGTACCGGGATATTTTGTTTGCCCGCAACGGGAGTAGGTTCCCCCTCCTATTTGCCTACGGGAAGCGCGGGAGCGGCAAAGGAACCATGATCCAGTCGATGATGCGGTTGTTTGGTGATGGACAGGACCAAATTATGCTCGGCGGTAAATCGACTGTGGTCGGTTTCATGCGAAAGCTGGCGCAATTCAGCAACGCACTTGTATGGCTGGATGAGTATAAAAATAACCTTCAGGTGCAGATCGTGGAATCTATCAAAAACATCTTCGACGGGATTGGATACGAACGGGGTAAGAAGGATAACACGCACCAAACGGAAAGCACGCCGATACGGAGTGCGACGATTGTGAGTGGGCAGGAAATGCCTACGGTGGAGCCGGCATTGTTTACACGGGTGATTCAGGTGGTGTTCCAGGAGACGAAGCGGTCTGAACGGGCCCGGGAACTGTACCGAAAATTGACGGATATGGAAGGCCGCGGGATATCGCACATTACTATTGATTTGTTGCGGCATCGGCCCTTGTTTACGGCGGAGTATAAGAATGTGTATGAAAGGGTATTGCGTGAATTGAGCACGGAGATTAACAATAACGATGTAGACGAGCGGATGCTGGCCAATTATTCGGTATTAATTGCTACGTGTGAGCTGGTGGCGGGGGTTGAAAAGTTGCCGTTTACGCTGGCGGAATTCCGTGCGCAGTGCAAGCAGATGCTTATGGAGCAATTCCATGTGCTGCGGGGCAGTGATGATACTTCTAAGTTCTGGCAGATACTGGAGCAGCTGGTGGCTGGTGGTTTGGTGGTGGAGAACCGGCAATTCCAGCTCCGCGACGGATTTATTGACCTGAGGGTGCAGGATGTGTATCACCTGTACGCTAAGGCGATGCAGGAGCGCCGCGATCCGAATATACTGGATAAGAGTACGCTGGACAGCTATCTGATGAGCGATGCTAAGACGTTTGTGAAACGGCACCGGATCTTTTTTGGCGGCGCTTATAAGTGGTCGCTACGGTTTAAGTATGCGGAGTTGGGTGTGGACCTTATCCGCGAAGAGGACGTGAACCGGCTTAAGATGCGATACCGTGAGATGGGATTGCCGGATGATATGGACGACGAATCTGCGGTGATTCCTGAGGTGGTTTCGGTACCCGATACTGTGAATTGCAAACAGGGCGGACTGGATTTCACGGACACGCCGCCCGTGGTTGGAGAGGCGGGGTTTTAAAACATGACCCACGGCTCACTATTCAGCGGGATAGGAGGCTTCGATCTAGCAGCCGAATGGATGGGATGTAAAAGTAAGAGGATGGGAAATCAAATAAAATCAGCACTTGAAAAACACGTAGAACCATTTGAATAACGATTATGAAGGAGGAAAAAGGATGACCCTTGATATTCATTTTACGGACGAAGAAATAATCCGTTACCTAATCGAAAACGGATATACAATAAAAAATATTGAAGGTGCTTCCGAACGCCATGTGCACGGGAGCAGGTATATTGCATACACCTATTGTGACCGGCAAGCTATCAAAAACGGAGTTGCCAGACCGTATAAACATGTTTTTCGGGAATTAATTAAGAACAAATTACTATCTATCTAAATATGGATGATTTTGAAATAATGGACGGACCATGCCCTAAATGTGGTCACGGGCAATTGCGGTACCGGGACTGCACGAACTTTTGTGAGGATGGTATGCTGGATGAGGCGGACTTTGATGCGATTAACTTCATGCCTGGTGAAGAAGTTTACCCCTGTCAGGAATGTAAGGGAACTGGCTCCGTTACTTGGTGTCCGAAGTGCGGAACTGATCTGACCGGGGTAGACTTGCCGGACAATGCGTTTGAGAGCCCGGACGATCCGGATCAATTGAAACTGAATTTTTAACCTATAATTTTTACAACGATACCAAATCAAACAATCAACGAAAACACTGATCAAAATTTGGAGAATCAGTATCAGTACTACCTGAAGCGGGTGGGACTAAGTGAAAGCCGGATGCATCCGCAGCAGCGGGGGGAAACGAAACGGGTATTCTTTGCTGCATGTGCTCAAATGCTGATCCTCTTCCGGGATGGGTTGGGCAACATAGAGGATGACAACGAAGCTATCCGGGCTATGTATAATCTTTTAGACCAAACGGAAACGTTTTGGATTGACGATGGCGGTATTATCCACTCACGGACTTCCGGTATTAATCGGATTTTTGTAACTTAGCACTGGTTTAGGTTGATAGCCCCAACCCTATGGGGTGGCCCCGATCGGCAACACGTTCGGGGCTTTTTTTTGTTTTTTGGTTCGTTTTTCTGCAATAGCAAACAGTGGTGGACATCGTGGACACAATGGACACACTATCCATCCTTGTATATATTGTTCTATTAATCAATATATTATACTTACGCCAACCTCCCCCGTGCGCCAAAAACACCGTCCACGTGTGTCCATGTGTGTCCACGAATTTTCAATAAATTCAGTTAAAATTTGAATTACTAAAAATATTAGTATAGCTTTGTGTGTATGGAAGAGCATGGTATTATTAGACGTATAGATCGATCGTTCCCGGATGAGCTGAAGCCGGTACTGAGGATTGCGAAAGACAACGGCTGGTGGATATACCAGAAATCTACCAAACGATGGATGACCCCAGACGAATTCCATAAAGAAGGCCGGGGATTGCTAATGAAAGATCCAGACGGGCGGTTGAACGTTGGAGACTTTTTCGCGGACAATCCATGGAACGGATTGCGCGTTCGGGTAGATCATTTGCAAAAGGTGGCGGCGGAGATTTCTGCCTTTGTGGAGCGGGTGGAAATGTACTACAAAAAGAACGGGTATTTCAGATAGATAAAAATTATACTTAGATATTTCAACTATAGTTTTTAATTATAATTACTTATATTTGAGGGAACTAATACGTTGATGCCATGAGTGATATAGTAAGAATCACGGTAAAGCCGCACGTCCAGCGGTACCTGACTGTTCAGTTTGGCCCCACACTTTTTATTTCTGACCGCAATTTTGCTACGGTATTGTTGCGCTCGATGTTTGAGCCGTTTGCAAAGGATGATCCGGGGAAGGTTCGCCCTTGCTTAAAGCATAGTCTGGGTGCTACGTATGACGTTTGCATGGGCCTTACGGGGTTGCGAAAATACGGGGGGTATCTAAGCGCTGAAAATCTGAAGCTGTTCAGCGATTCGGTGGACCTGATGATCAAACAGGAAATGTATCGCTGGTGTCATCACCCCAACGCTACGGATATGGTGGTGGATTACAACATCCGCCGCTTTCAGGACTTCTATGGTTTCCAAGAGGAGCACTTATCTTTCGACAACTTGAAGCGTTGGTATTACCGGGAGCGGCAGCGCAGGGAGGAACGTGACGCGAAGGAAAGGCCGGTCAGCCCCGGGTTGGTAATTCCCATGCTAATTGAAGATTACAATGCCGACATGGAAGGGGCTGGATTGATAGGTAAGCCCCAACAAATGGCGCTTTTTGTGTGATTTACCAAGAAACCATGGACATACGTGGACAATACTTTTGTTATTAAAAACCTGAATTTCAAATATTTAACTTTTTGACTTATTTTTGTGTCCACGGCCCGTGGACAATGTAATTTTCTGACATTCAATTTGTTGTGTGGGTATTATCCATAGTGTCCACGGTTTTTACCTAAATTTTATATTCATAAGTTTTTTAAACGTTTTTTATTCTCCTCCCGTCCTTTCCTCTCCCCTGCTTTTGCTGTCACTTTGTGACATGGCAAAGATATATACACTACATGATGGCGATAACATTGGTTCGATTGCGGACGTAATCGAAATCGCAAAAATTACCGATTTCGCCGGATTTGATCCGGTGGTTTTTAAGGCAGGGAAAGGTTGGAACCAGGTGGATATTGTACCGGAGCGAGGGAATCTGGATATGGAGGAAACGGAGACGGAGCATGGTCCGCTTTACACATATCAGGGGAAATTCCGCATCCACCACCCCACACCGGAACTGGATGCGGTGCTTGCACCTTTTATCGGTCAGCGCAGCGTGCTGCGAATCCGCGACATGAATGGTCGGTACTGGTTATTAGGGTCGCCGGTGTGCCCGGTAACGCTTGTTAAAAGTGGCTCTACTGGCGAAACGTATGCTGGTGCGCCGCACTACGAATATGGATACAAGGTGGACCAGCCGCATCCGGCGTTGTAGTGTCCTTTCGGGACGCTGCTCCAATCTACACTTTTGCTGTCCATTGGTATCACACACATCCGGCATCGACATAGCGCGGTGCCGCATTTTAAAAACGGCAAATGAAGCGTCCATTTTTTTCGGTAGTACAGGCGAAGGCCAACGAGGTAGCGAAAGTTGTTATTTATGGGGTGATCGGAAGCTGGTGGGATGGTAACGAGGCCAGTGGCTTCGTCCAAAAGTTTAACGAATTGGAGAAAACGCACGAACGGATCAACGTGCATATCAATTCGCCCGGCGGCAGTGTGTGGGATATGCTTCCCATTTTTAACGCCATAAAGTCTTCCAAAAAAGAGGTGCACACGTATGTGGACGGGATTGCGTTCAGCGCCGGCGCCATGATTCTGCTGGCGGCAAGGAAAGGCAGGGTACACATGGCAAAAGGCTCGCTGCTGATGCTCCACGCTGTTAGCACAGGGAAATATGGCAACGCCCGTGCTTTCCGCAAAGAGGCGGAAACGCTGGATACTTACGACGAGGTGCTGGGGCAGTTGATTGCCGATCGCACCGGTAAGTCGTTGGCGGAAGTGAAGGCTGCGTATATGGATTATGAGGACCACTACTACACACCGCAGCAAGCTCTGGACGAGGGACTGATTGATCACATAGAAGATTACGACGCCGAGGAAACACCGGATAACGTTCAGAATCTTAAGCCGGCCCAGGTGGCTGCCTGGTATGAGGAACGGATGGCAGAGCCGTCGCAATCTTTTATGAATAAAGTAATGGACCGGCTGAAAGCAATGACTGGTTTGGGCAATGATTTAACACCTGAAAATATGTTTGGGAATAAATTTTCGAAACTCACGGCCCTGGCAAAAGTTGCCTCGGGTGACGTGACGGCTGAGCAAGTGGAGGCCGTGAACACCGAGATCGCAGAGAATCAGATTAAGGGTGTGACGCTTGTATTGGACTCCGAATTGGCTGAAGTGGAGCAGAAGGTGAATGACTTTGACGCTTTGAGCGAAAAGGTTACGAATCTGGAAGCGAAAGCAGCGGAGGACAAAAACACCATTGATAACCTAAAGGCTGAGATTGCGAAGTTGAAGGGGAAACCCGCGGCGGAGGCAACGGCTCCGGTGAAAAAGGGGGAGGATGCGATTCCGGAAGGCGACGAGGACGAGGAGGTGGATAACTTCAGGACCTCGGTTGACGTAGAGTATGAACGTCTTTGGGGCGCTAATAATTAATCTGTAAATTTTATAACTGGATAAAATGAGAAATTTTTTAAATGGGATTAAGGCGGTTACTGGATTGGTGCTGATCACTGTTTTGTCACTATTTATCGCGGGGGCGATTGGTAAGCCATCGGTATCGGTGGCGCTGTTTTCATTTTTCTTGATTGCCGGGCTTGTGCCCCGTGCACAGGCGGGAGTGCTCCGTGCAGATGCATCTCCGGACATTTCTGCGCTGGCTGCATATGCAGGTAAGTATAGCAACAAGCTATATCGAGGTTTCATAACCAGCCTCGACGTTTTCAACGACATTACTGCCTGGTGGGGTTTGAAGTTTAAGGAGAACTTACACCGGTTAACAGTGCATGGCCAGCCACGCCCTTATACCGGGGTGTTCGAGGCGAACGAGGGTGATATCGCATTTAGCGGACAAACTATCGAGGCGGAAAAGTTCCAGCGAGACCTGTTGATTGAACCTTCGAAGTACCGCACCACCTACCTCGGGGAGATGCGTGGGAAAGGTGAAGGTGCCAATAACATGACAATTCCGTTTGCGCAATTTACACTGGAAACGGTGGCAAAACGTGTTGGTGAAGATATAAACAACAACACGGTATGGTATGGAATCGGAAAGGCTGGTTTTACGTCTTTCGATGCGGAGGATACTTACGCGGAAGGCGACTATGTGTCTTTTGCGAATGGGAAGAACGTTCACTACTATCGTGTATTGGCCAACACCACTGCAGGTCAATCTCCAGCAACCCACCCCGACAAATACGAAAACGTCGACGCTTTGGCGATTTGTTTGGGGCTGGGAACGCAAATCAGAACATTGCGCGAGGATGACAAGCTGGGGCACGTGGAGGTTACCGGTTCGATGTTGTCTGACACTTACTCTAAGATCAAGAAGATTTACCGAGGATTGCCAGAAAAAATACGGAAATCCGGTCGTGTAGTGATGTATTACTCCTTATCGGTTCATGAAGCTTTGTTGGATGATTTTGAAGGAGATATCTCAAAATATACGGATAAGGACTTGAAGCTGACTACTCTGCCGACCTCCGATGGGAATTGTATCCTCAAACCGGTTAGCTGGATGAGTGGCTCCCAACAGGTGGTGTGTACCCCCAAGGAGAACCTCATTGCGGGCACTGATCTGTTGAGTGACTTTAATGATTTTCGTGTGATTCCCCAAATGTATGCACTACAATTAGGGCTCACAGGAACGCTCGGCTTCGGTGTTCAAGATCCAGAGGCGATATCAACCAATGATGCGGATTAAGTAAGGGTTGCCCGGATGCCGGGCAACCATTTGAATATCTTTTTTTGAAAAGAAATGGCAAAATTTAAGAATTTGGAGGAGGCCCAAGCCGCCTTCGATAAATTATCAGCAGAATTCAAAGTGCAGGAAGATGCGCTTAAAAACACCTCGGAGCAATTGGCAGATGCAACGAAAGTTGTAGCCGAGCTCCAAACGAAACTAGAAGAAAAAAATAAGGCTAAGCCTGGCGAAGTGTTCGCAACGGTCGGCAAGGTTAAATACCGGGTTAATTTCGGCGTACGCGGGAAAAAGAAGGAAGAGGTTGCGAAAGACAACAACCTGCTGGCAGAGCTGATAAAGGTAGGTAGCAGGGCGTTAAGCCAAGTAAAATAAGGTTAAAACATTAGACAAAAATCATGGATTACAAAGCGATACAGGATATTGCGCTGGGGTTCGAGGACGGTCTCGAAAACGCCAGCGGAATTCAGGAAAAGGCATACTTTATCCCGGATTCGTTTATCGAAACGTACGCAACGCCTTCTTCCAATGGCACGACCGCGGAGTCGTTGGTTACGATTGACGATGACCATGTGCTAAAGGAAGGAAAAGCACCGATAGCGCTGGACGTGCTATTTGACAAGTCTGGGGTCTCTGGGTCTTTCGATGGCGAGGTATTGAGTGGCGTTTTCCAAGCTACGCTGGAGGCGTTCCTCCCGCAGCTATCTGCGAAGAACTTAGGCAGCGCCGGAGCTATTAAGAACTTCCGCGGGATCGTGCTTTTTAAACGCACGTTCGGAGGCGACTGGTACCAAATTGGATCGCCCGAAATTAAGGCTCGTCCGATCCCGGGAGGAACGTTCGGAACCGGCGCTGGCCCTACGGGCGAACCGGGTATTCGGATTAGTTTCCAGGGTCATAGCCATATGCCTTTGTTTGTGTATAAGGGGGAATTCCCTGCACCTGCTGAAGTATAGGAGGATAAGAAATGGGAGAAATTAAATATAAGTTGCCGGCAGAGTTGGCCAGTGATTACGAAGTGGTAAACACCACATCGCCAATATTGGAAAGCCGGATAGGTAGGATCGACTTTCGAAGGCTTACGAAAGACCAGGCAGAGGAATTGATCGCTAAAGGATCACGATATCTGCGGAAGGTCGAAAAGAAATCCCAACCCAAGGGATAGCAGCGTTTATTTTTGGTTAGTTTGATTGAGGGACCACCGCTTCACAGCGGTGGTTTTTTAACAAATAACGCCACCGACCCCCTTTTCTGAATTTACCACAAAACAAAAAAAAGAAAATGCGTAATGCATGCCGGTGACGTAGGCCATCTGGGTGCAATACGCATTTTTCTGTTTTGTGGTATACAAAGATATGAAAGAAATTAAAACACCAATTAGTTATTATGGGGGGAAGCAGAATTTGGTGGCGACTATTCTGCCGCTTTTCCCAAACCACGACACATATGTGGAGCCGTTTATCGGAGGCGGGGCAATTTTTTGGTCTAAACGTCCGTCTCCTGTGGAAGTAATTAACGACTACAATCGGGAGCTTATTAATTTTTATGAGGTGGTTCAAAATGAGTTTGTCGATCTGGAAAAAATGGTCCGAATAAGTCTGCACAGTCGGTCCCAGCATAACGATGCAAACGTTATATATAATAACCCACATATGTTCACCAGGGTCCAAAGAGCGTGGGCTGTTTGGGTGTTGGCGGCACAATCATTCTCCTCTATGCTGGACGGGAGCTGGGGCTACGATCGACAGAGCGGAGGCACAACACAAAAAATATTAAACAAGCGCGATGGCTTTACCATTGATTACGCGATCCGGATGCAAAACGTTCAGATAGAGTGCACGGATGCGTTGCGTATCATAAAAAGCAGAGATCATGCGGCCGCTTTTCATTATTGTGATCCCCCGTATTTTAATAGCGATTGTGGCCATTACGATGGGTACTCTAAGGACGATTTTGAGGCGCTTTTGAGTCTTTTGTCGTCTATCAAGGGAAAGTTTTTATTAAGCAGTTATCCGTCTGACGTTTTGGAAGAATATACGAAACGGTATGGCTGGAATACCCGTGTTATCGAGCAAAATGTAACGGTTGCCGTTGGGACGTCTGGAAAAATGAAAAAGAAGTTAGAGGTGCTGACCGCTAACTATGACATGAACAACCCGAAGTCAGACTGGCTTCTTTTCTAATTTGATTTTATCAAATATTTTTATAAACTTAAAATTCTAAACCATGATTACACAAACATTCAAAGTGATTGTCGATGCAAAAGCAAAAATCGAAGACCTGAAAAGAAAAATTATCGACGACGAACAACAATACAGTTCACTTCGATCTAAAAGGAGTATACTGATTTTCATAAGTCTTTTCCGCACTGATAAGTGTCCTTTCCCCCCCTACTTTCCCTTTCGTATTTTTGATCCATGCAGGAAATACGCGCATGGCTCGAAGTTGAAGATTATTCCACTGGTGTCGTTCTTTATCAGAAGTACGGCACCAGTGACTTTTTAAAGCGGTTGTTTGCCGGCGAACCGAGCGAATATACCCGCTCCAAATTAACAGAAGAATTATCGGCGCTTCTGTGCGGAGACGCAGAAGGTACAGAGCAAGATCCAGCCCCAGCCGGTGATCGTGAAAAATTATTTACATCTTCTGTTTATTTGAAATTATGCCGGGAAAGGGATCAGGTTTTTCGTCAGATCGACCGGAATATGGTGCTTTTAGATTCGTGTCGAAAGGACGACACGAGGCACAAAACGGCAAAGCAGATAGTCCGCCTGCAGCGAAAAAAGCAAGAGATTTATGCAGAGCTGGATTACATCGAACAGCACGGCGTGCCTATGCCGGTTGCTACAGCCAGAGACTTAAAGACGCCGGAAATGCAGCGGTTGTTCGTTCAAATCTGCAAAGCTGAAAAGCGCCTGCAAAAAACGAACATCCGCAACCGAGAAAAAACGGTAAACCTACTGGCTAAAAAGCGCGCGAGGCTGGAAGAGCTACGCCGGGAAAGGATGGGGTTATGAGTATAATTCGGGCAAAGGATGTACACATAGACGGCCCGCTGGGCCGGATTTACAAAGCGTTTCTGTCCAACAAGGTTGACCAACTTCGGGAAACCGACAAGGCGCTTTTGAAGCGCATGCAGCGTGTGGACACACTCGTGCGCGAAAAGAAATTGCACGAAGAACAACGATACAACTCGGATGGACAGCCGATTCAATTTTCATTTCGACGACCCTATAAAAAACGGGAAATCGTAGAATGGCTTCAGTCGGAGTTCGGTATCTCTATCCGACAGGCGTATCTGGACATCGAGATGGCGCAGCGCTTTTTTCACAGCTTTGAAACAGCGCAGGACCGCGAAATCGCGCGTGGAATGGCCATTGAAACCGGCGAGGAGATGATGGCACGGGCGGAAGCTGCCGGCGATTTTCGGGCAGCCGCTGCAATCTTTAAAGAGCTAAACACGATTAAAAACATTCGGACTTTTCAAATGGATTTGATTGATCCGGCCGAATACATCCCCACGGACCCAATTCTTGTTGATGATCCAGCAAGACTTGGTTTCCCTGCATTGGAGGAACCGGTGGAAGATGTAAAGGCCCGTCTCCTGAAAAAACTAAAAAAAGGCTTTATTGATTCGCTGGTGGAAGATGCAGAAACGGTATCCGATGACAGCGTGGACGAGGAGGAAGTCTAATGGCCGAGATATATCTTAACGATCCGCAAAAGCGCTCGTGGTTTACCATGTGTAAAGAGGAATACGGTGTTTGGGGCCGTGGTACCGGCAAAACGCAAGGCCCAATTGCGGACCGGACCATCCGCTTTGCGAATGCGATGCCTCGTGGTGCAACAGGAATCGTTGGTACTACCTATATGCAGCTGCTGGACCGGACGTTGCCTCCGTTGTTAAAGGCATGGGAGGCACGCGGATACATCGAAGGTGTCCACTTTTGGGTGAGAACGCGGCCGCAGGATCGGCTTAACATCCCAAAACCTTTGTATAAGGTTCTGCACCCGGAATACACGATTTTCTGGTGGAATGGTCATGTATTTCACTTAATAAGCCAGGATAAGCCGGGACTGGCAAACGGTAAGACCCTGGACGCTATTGTTTGCGATGAAGCGAGATTTTTAAACCATGAGCGGTACGTGGATGATATCGCCCCGATCAATCGGGGTAACCGGGAACATTTCAGCCATTTGCCATTCCATCATGCGGTTACCATGTTTACGGATATGCCTCGCGATCCGCGTGGTCGCTGGATTTTGGATAAAAAAGAACAGATGGACCCCAGCGGGATCGCCCGAATCGTTCACCTACAGAACGAACTCAATAAACTACTCCAAAAACGTCTGCTCCCCAACCTTAAAGAAGGTCAAAAAAAATACCTGAACCGGAAGATAGACGAATACAACCGTGCGATAGGCGCTGCCCGATTTGAGTATCCTGTCTATTACTCCGAAGCGAGCAGTCTCGACAATCTCGCAATACTTGGCGAGGAGCAAATATTGCAATGGCGGCGCGAAATGATCACGCCTGTATTCAAAGCCGCAATACTTAACGAAAAGGTCTTCCTCATCGACGATGGTTTTTATCATCTCTTGGACACCGATTACCATTGTTACGACGAATACGATTACAGTTATATCGAGGGACTGGGCCTCCATCTTCCCCCAGATGCGCTTTCGGATTGCCGTAAGGATGGCGATTTAATTAAGGGCAAGCCGATTGACGTTTCCTTTGATTATAACAGCAAGATAAAGTCTCTGGTTTGCGGGCAGGATACGAATCGGGCATATCGCGTGCTGAAATCCATGTTCGTTACCCGCGAGCAAGGAAAGATACTTACCGATTTGGTTGATGATTTCTGCCGATATTACACACCTCATAACTGCCATGAGGTAAACTACTTTTATGATCACACGGCAAAGGTTACCGACGCAACGCGTCTTAAAACATTGGCCGAGATCGTTATCGAGCGATATATCGAAAACGGATGGACTGTTCGCGGAATCTACATCGGCCAGCAACCCATGCACGAGACTAGGTACCGTATGTGGGAAGAGGTATTAAAGGAAAAAGATCACCGTTTCCAGCCCATCCGGATTAACCGGCAGAACAACGACAACCTGCTAACTTCCATGCAGGCATGTGGTACCAGGCAAGGGCGAAATGGCGTTGAAAAAGATAAACGCCCTGAGCAAAACAGTAAGGTCAAGCCAGAAGACGCACCACACCTAACGGACGCGCTGGATACCCTATACATAGGTAAATTCCAATTTGATTACGGGTACGAGATCCCCGTTACCGATCTGCTGATCGCCTAACCCAGGGCAATCGGAACGCTCCCGCCGCCCCCCCTATCATATAACCTCAAAACTGCACCCCGCACTTTCCCTTTCGGATAGTGCGTGGCGGGGTCATTTGGCTGTCACTCGCTTTAATTTTTCTCGCCTCCCGCGGTACGCTTTTGTGTGTGAAGGGGTTGGCGCAAAAAAACGTGCACTCGTGTGCGTCTTTTCGCTTTCCCTTTCTGCTGTCCTTTCGCGCGTGCGTGCGACAGGTGATTTTTGGAGCATGGACATTATTCGAGTAAAGGATATGCTTAACACAATGGCGATGCGAGGCGCTGACGGGGTGCTGATTCCGTTCTCGATAACGTTCGTAACGCTGGACGAAAAGCAAAATACCGGAGGGAAAAAAATAACTCTGGATCGCGCGGTCTTGGTCGGCGGTCCCCGAAGTAAATCCGGCGGTCGCGATCCCCGGCATTTTGAGAACTACACACGGAACATCCGGCACGCGGACAGCGACCGGATTATTAAAATACACGCGTTGCTGGTTACGCGGTTTAACGGAATGAGGATAGCACAGTAATGGCAAAAAATAGCTCGGTAGAATTCGTTACGGATGATTTGGCGTTGATTGCCGGTGGGGAAATATTGGTTGATATGACCCCGCCGGTTAATCTGGAACCGCTTAAGGAAAAGCCGAAAAGCCCCAAAATAAAGGACAGTTCCACGGACCTGATCGCTATGTGGGGCGATGAGAATGATTTCCCGCAAAAGGTCATTGAAGCGGCCGAGCGCAGTACGGAACTGCCTTCGCTGCTGGACTGGATGGCGCGTGCGCTCCAGGGGCGCGAAGTGCTGCCGTTTATAAAAATGTGGAACCCGGAAACGCGAAAATTGGAATATGAGTATGTGGCAGACCCCGACATTTCGGGATTCCTGGGCGACATAACTTTTAAACGTTACATACGCGAAGCAGCTACCGATTTCTTTTGGTTCTGGAACGTTTTTCCCGAATTGATTAAAGGCACGGGAGGGGATAAGATCGCTTATATTGGAACGCAGGACGCCAGCTTTTGCCGCTGGGGCAAGCAAAACAAAAAAGGCATTATTGAGAAATGCTACATTAACGCCAATTGGCCGGATGCGAAACCCGATGATCCGGAAACGATTAGGTTGTCGGTTATCGACCCGTACAGCAATGATCGGATTGCTCAGGTGCGAGAAAGCAAGGATAAAACGTTTATTTATCCGATATCCTACCCATCCCCGGGAAAGGTATACTACCAGCTTTCGAAATGGAATGGCTTTTTGGTTTCTGGTTGGGAGGGGATCGCGAGGAAAATACCGAAAACCAAAGAGAACCAAATGAAACGCGTTTTTTCGGCGCTGTACAAGCTGTCCATCCCGGTTGGTTACTGGCCCGCTGTGTATAAGGATTGGGCGAAAATGTCTCCTACGGAACAGAAGGAAAAAAAGATCGAGAAGCTGAAGGAGATTAACGACACAGTTACTGGAGCGGAAGGTGCGGGAAAAACGATCATGACCGAGCTTGGGAAGGATAGCAATGGCAACGACATCCCCGCCTGGGATATCGTGCCGATTGAGCGGCATAATATGGACGGCGAGCATCTGGAAGATAGCCGAGAAGCGAGCGAACACTTGATGCGGGCGTTGGGGGTTGACCCGACGCTGGTGGGTGATGGTCCGGGAAAGAAGATGGGAAGCGGAAGCGGCTCGGACAAACGGGTGGCATTTAATATCTATGTGGCTTTGCAGCAACCGTATCGGGATGTGATCCTGGAGCCGCTGGACTTTATCGCAGAGTATAACGGGTGGAAAGAGAGACATCCGGGATTGTGTTTCCGAACCGTGGAGATCGAGCTGGAAACGCTGGACAAATCGCACACAACAGCAAAAGAAACAACAAAATGATTTGGGTAACGACGGATGATCAGCTGAAAGCGGCGGTTAGCTCGGTAACGGTTGATCTTAGGCTGGAGAGTATCGGTTCGGATTTACGGTACGCCGAATCGGAATTCATTCGGTTGATCGGGTCTGTGGCGGCAAATGAGCTGAAAGAAAACGATGATCACCTCGCGACGGTATATATCCGGTCGGCGGCGGTCAACCTGGCGCTGGCGCACTATGCGGATAGCGGGTCGCTGCTGATCTCAGATAGTGGCATGCATGTGTCGAAATCGAATAATCTGGTACCGGCGAGCGACAAAAAGATTGTAGCGTTTAAGCGAGGGCGGTTTCAGGATGGGTGGGGCTATTTTGAGAAGTGTGTTGCCCAGATGGAGGCGGCTGGGGAGACTTTTTCGGGATGGCTGGCCAGTGAGGAAAGGGCGCGCTATATGGCGCTGTTTGTGGATTATTCTTTCGAGCTGGATATGTATAGCAAGGTGCGGGTTACGCCGGACCTTTTTCAACGCCTGCGGTCGGAGATACGGAAAACGGAGGTGGATTTGATTTCGCCGGTACTGGGTTCGACGGTGTGGACCGAGCTGAAGAGCCGGAAGCGCGGGGAAGGTGGCGGCCTTACGGGGATGTGGCAGTTGCTACTTGAGCAGGTATTGCGTGCGCTGGGCCCGCTGGCGGTATCGGAGGCGCTGCCGTACCAGATGGTGGAGGTTGGAAAGGATGGCGTTTTCCAGTTGAGTGAGGCGGCGTTGAGCAGCACGAGCGATAACATCGAGGCCCGGAACGTGGTGCAGCAGCGGGTGATGTCTGGCTTGCTGACTCGGTTGGTTTCGGAGGGCGAGGCGGAGCTGGAACGGCTTCGGAAGTTTATTAACGCGAACCGGAATGCGCTGGATGGGGCTCCATGCCACGAGATAGCGCCTATGGCGAATATTAACAAGGGACTGGATGATTCTAACATATATTTCCTCTAATGGCTAGGTTCGATGCTTTTCCGGTTGATTGGTGTGGGGCCGATATTGCCAAGCTCGCGCCGCTGGTGGCGAAGTGGGAAGGTGGGTATGTTAACGATCCGGACGATCCGGGTGGGCCGACGAATATGGGGATTACGCTGGCAACGTGGAAATCTCAGGGTTACGATAAGAATCTGGACGGGAGAATTGACGAAAAGGACATCCAGCTGCTGGAAGCGGGGGATTTCGCTGTTATCCTGCAAAGTCGGTGGGACCGATGGCGGGCGAGCGAGATCAGGAATCAACAGGTTGCGAACCTGCTGGTGGATTGGTTGTGGTGTAGCGGATCGTGGGGTATTATTATACCGCAGCGGGAAATGGGCGTTAAGGCGGACGGGATTGTGGGGCCGGTTACGCTGGCGGCGGTTAATAGCTATCCGCCGGAGCTGCTGCACGGCTTTATGTGGTCGCACCGCAAAGATTTTCTACAGGACATTGTGCGTAGGAAACCTACGCAGAAGAAGTATTTAAAGGGCTGGTTGAATCGCCTGAACGATTTTAAATGGAAACCTGAATAAGATATGGCACCTATTAGCGAGCGACGTGCGGACTGGGCGGTTCGGAATTTTAAGGCACTGGTTGAGCTGTTTGATAGCAAGACTTGGGCGAGTTTGACGGTGGTATTGTTGGTGCTGGTGATCTTGATGGGTTACGATCTGCGGCGCGTGTACAATATTCGGGCGGAAGGCAGCGAGGAGCGGCTAAAGCGCTCGGAAGATTTTATTTATAACCGTGTTCTGAACCGGGTACAACCGGAAATTACGCAGATGCGGGCGAATACGGACAGTGCGAAGGCGAAGGTGGATAGTACGGTACAACGAATGCAACCGCTTCTGGAGAAGGTGTCGGAAGCGGTTGACGAGGTGAATAAAAAAAGGAGGTAGCAAATGAAACGGCTATTGTTTTGCGCGGTAGCGCTGCTGCTGATGGGTGGGACGACAAGCAAGATGACGGAGGAGCGAACGATATCGGTGGCGGCGCGTGAGCTGGGAATCAGCGCGGACTCGCTGGCGCGGAAGGTGGCGGAACTGGAAGCGCTTACCCAGCAACTGGCGCCATGAAGCGGCTGGCTGTGGTGGCGGCACTGCTGGCATGCCTGGTGCTGGCTGGGTGCAATGTATTCCGCAATACAGTGCGGGACCGGCGAATGGATAAGGTGGACGCCCGGGTTGCGCTGGATATCGCCCGCGTGGACACGAGCAAACGGATTGTTTGGGAGCGCGTGGCGGTGCGCCCTCCCCTGCCCGGCCAATCTTATTCGTTTTCCGGCATGCTGGAAGATGGGCAGCTGACGGTGGAGAACGATCTGTTCCGACTACACATCGGACTGGATAGCCTGGGAAAAGTGTTGAACGGGACGTTCGGGTTGCCGCCCGCAGACGGCGGTTTGGAAGCGGAGCGACTGACGATTGAGCAGCAGGGCAAAACGCTACGTGACCAATCAAGCGAGCGGATAAAGACAAAAAGTACGGCGGAAGAGCGGACGGACACGGCCTCTTGGAAAGGCGTTTGGGTGTGGCTGGGGGTAACGGCGCTGGTACTGGTGTTTCTGTATGTTTTGGTGCGATATTATTTAAAAAGATGAACCGGATACGGATCGATGACGGCAGGCGGGCGCGGCTGTTTACTGCGCCATCGGGATGGAACGAGCTGACGAAGCGGCACCTGTTTGCATGGTGCGGAATCTTACGTCAGGAAATGGATCTGGAGACGGCGATGGACGCGGCGGTGATGCTGCTGTACGGAATCCCGGTTGGGTTGTTGGCTCGGCTGACGCCAGTGCAGCGTCTGCAACTTTCCGAAAGCCTTGCGTTTCTGCGCGGGGAGAACCGGTTAACGAGCAATGTGATTGAACGGATAACACTTTTGGGCCGTGTGTATTACGGTCCTGCCGGAAGGCTGGGTAACCTGACGATAGGCGAATACCGCCGGACGGAACTATACTACCAACTGTGGCTGGAGACGCGGGACAGCGAACTGCTACGGTTGCTGGCGGCCACGCTCTTCCGGCCGCGGGGAAAAGGCAAGGCGGATGACATCCGACAGGCGGTGAGCGAGGCTCGGATCCAGCGGCGGGCCGGGCGTTTTAAGCTCCTGCATCCGAACTGGCTGCAGGCTGTTTTGCTGTTCTACGAGGGATGCCGGGCATCGATTATCCGGCTGTACCCCCGGGTGTTTGTGAAGTCGAAAACGGTGGAGGGAGAAAAGATCCAGCCAGAAAAACAACGGTGGAAATTGGTGGACCTGGAGGGGCACATTTTGGCATACAGTGGCGATAAGCTGGGTACTTTTACGGAAACGATGGAAGTAAACATGCACGTTTTTTTTAAGCATATGCAACAGCGGTTAGAGGAATACGAACGGCTAAAACAGAAAGGTACCACATGACACCCGACCATTTTTTTGATTATCTGGAGGCGAAAGCGAAGCAACACCCGGACATACCCCACAATCCGGAGCAGAAGAAGGTGGCTTTTTACGCGGTGGATGATCCGTATGATTTGTCGGAATTTGACAACGCGCTGCGCAACTTTTCGGCGTTTCCGGCGATGATAGCCGAGCAGAACGAAGGCGAGCTGAACGATAACCAATCTGCGAATTATACAGACACGATTGAAGGGGCATTTATGATTGTGGATGAACGGCGGAACCGGGAGGCAATCCGGGCCGTTCGGAACCGGTGCTGGGAAATTGGGAAGGCTATACTGGTGCAGATGCGAAAGGATGCGCGGCCGGACGGGTCCGGTGGTATAATGCCCGGGCGGCTGGTACACTTCAGGATAGATGGCGTGGGGTATGCGCCTGTGGGGCCGATGGCCACGAAATATTATGGATATGTTTTCTCGTTCCGTTTTGCCTGTCCTTTCTCTTTTTAGCTTATAGCGGCATTTTTGGGCATGGCGGTGACCCTAACACGAGAGCCGGGGGCGGCGGTATTTAGCCGTAATCCGGTTGTTTTTGGATTTCATACGGACAAACGGCGGGCGAATGAGGGCCGCCCGTTTGTGGGGAATCTGGTGTTTTGGGAAGCCCAGGAAGCCGGGCGTGCCCTTCGGATGCAATACGGCGAAAATACGCTGGATTTTAAGTTCGCAGATGATCCGGACGACAGTGGGCTGCAACTGCCGGCGTGGGATGGCGAGGCGGATATGGCCGATTGGCGGGATGCTGTGTTTGCAGCGTTGGGCCGAAATTACTACCTGAACCGGGATTTCGTGACGACAACGGAAGGTGGCGATTCGATTAGATTCGAAAGCCGCGAAAACAGCGAGCTGATGGATGTTACGGTAGACGGTACCGTGACGGTTAATATCTCCATGAATCTGCTACAGAGTGGGGTTAGCGCGGTGCTTTCTCCCAACCTGAAGATACTGGCGGAGCTGCACGTGATGCGGGTGGATGGATCGGGCTATGATCTGTTTAACCAGGCGGCGTTGGAGCCGGACGATTCAGGAAATGTTTTCTGGGATGTTTCGGCGCCGTTAACGTCTGCCCTGCTGGCGGATGGCCACGACCGCCCCAACCTTCCCCTGCCCGTGTTTGAGGTAAGCGGTAAGACGATAAGGCGGTATTTTGTTCGGTACGCGGAAATGTACGGTCGCCCGCAGCGCGTGCGGGCATTTTCGGACACGGCGGTTAAGTGGGCTGCTTATGGCGGTTTCAGCAAGGGGATGCTAGCGGAACGGACGTTCCCCGGCTGGTTCGTGACCGGGGATCTGCTTAAATGGATGGACCAGTCTGGCAATTACCGGGTGGTGAAGCCGGACCAGCCGCATTACCTTTATACGGCCAATTTTCTGGGCTCGGAATTGGAGGAGGTATTCGTAAAGGTAAAGGTCTATTTTTCCGATAGCACGGACGTAACGTATACGGCCCACACGTTCGATTCAGTACCGGTTTTCCGGCGGGTGATTGTGCCTGCGGGGATGAAGCAGCTGGGCGTGCATCTGCAAGATGCGGAAAAAGTAGTGGCCCGATATGACGTATGGCTGCAGCAGGGTGGCGATGAGATTACCGAGGTAATGCGTTTTACGATCAATTACCGATATGAGCCGTATACGCGCTTTTTTGTCTACGAAAACAGTTTCGGCGCGTATGAAGGTGTGTACGTATATGGACGAAAAAGCGAGGGGTATGAAATTGTGCAGAAAAGCGCCGTACTTACGCAGGTTGATGACTTTAGGCTGCAGGACGGTGAGCAGCTGGACTACGATGTGCGGTTGACAGATTCAGAAAAGGTAAACACCGGATACATGACGCGCCGCCAGGTACGTGGTTTCCGGGATTTCTTTTTAAGCACGGACAAATACGCCTACAAAAATGGGCACTACTACCCTATCACACTTACGACAAAAACAATAGAGGAATTTCAGGACGGGAATAACCTTTTTGCGCTGGCTTTTGAAGTTGGCAGCCGATACAGCGAGGAACTGTTTACGGCCGACGAGGTAACGGACGAGTATGCGTATACGCCGGACCTTAGCGGTTATATCCCACCCCCGCCGGTTGACCCGGAAAACTTCGACGACCGGTATTATCTTAAAACAGAAACCTACAACCGCGCGGAGATTGATGCAAAGATAGCCGTATTGCAGTCGGCGATCGATGCTTTGGGCGGCGGGGTTGACGCGGACTTATCGGCCATATGGCTGGCGTTAAACGGAAAAGCACCGACTAACCACACCCATCCACAATACGTTACGGAGGGTGATGTTTACGGGCTGGTTGACGATGTGTGGATTTTTCGTGGGGACTGGGTGCTGCCGGAGCCGGACGAGGAGGACAGTGAGGCGTATAGCCTCGGAAATTTCGTGGTGCATAAGGGATTGCTGTGGAAGAGCACGGCGGACGATAATCTCACGGAGCCGGGTACGGATGGGGCTGATTGGGAGCGTGTGTTGCGCGGGGTATCTGTGATTGATACATCGTCTGATGTGGTTATCGACTGGGAGAATGACATCGCTCCGGATGACACAGGTGAGACTTCCGGGCAGACATGGAAAGCAAGGTTTGGGAACTCATTTCTGTTTGCTGCAACCTACCGATTATCAGGTGGGGCGTATGCTGGCCAGCACCAGGATTATACACCAACGGTGCTGCGGGCGTATGATACAGACGGTAATTTAACAACGGTACGGATACTCGATGTTATGGGGAATACTAAGATAATTTTCAGTTAGTTATGAGATTACATTTCGTTTTGATTCTGTTGTTTTTAAGCCTTAACGGTTTGGGACAAACACAGACGGAAAAACCGGCTGGGGCTATTCCGTGGGGCACGTTGTGGCGGACTCCAGACGGCAATGTTTGGGGTGGTAGTGCTACGTATGGTTACACTAATTTGGGCAGTTGGTTTAAGGTAGATTCTCTGCACCATCTTAATTGGACGACGACACAAATAGACAGTGCCATAACAGCCAATCTAACGGTACCGAAGATTGCCGGGTTGGTAGACTCGCTTAATAACCGCCTTCGAAATACGACGACCATTACAAGTGCTGGGGGAATTGACGTAGGCGGATCATTGGCCAGCGGAAATGTTTCGCTGGCGGTTAACGAAACGTATTTGAATAACCGATACCTGCGAAAAGATGGTGATGATGAGACGGACCACACACTTACGGTTGCAGGCTTGATAGCGGAAGATGCTGAAGTAACGGAACTGGCACTTCCATCGCTGGACAATAAGCCAACAGCGACGGATTTCTTGGTGGTAGACGGCTCTGGCAACGTGGGGAAAAGACAGCTGGACGAGGTGAGTATTAGTGTGGCGAACGCGGGTGGCACCCAGCAGTTTCCGATTGGCAATGGAGACTCTATTCGGTTCGCGGGCACGGGTGATGCTTCGGTGAGCTTTAACGCTGCTACCAAGACGGTGACGATAAACAGCGTGCCGGGCAGCGGGACTGGAGGCGTGGTAACATCTGTATTCGGGCGGGATGGTGCGGTAACTGCAGAGACGGGCGATTACTCGACCACACAGGTAACGGAGGGGGCGAACCAATATTTTACCCAGGCGCGCGTTCGGGCAACGCCGCTGACGGGATTAAGTGCCACCAACAGCGCCATAGTGGCTACAGATAATGTATTGCAGGGGCTGGGAAAGGCGCAGGGACAGATAAATGCAAGGGCATTGGCTACAAGAACGTTAACCGTAAGCGGAACCGCAGGGAGGATACTTGCCAGCGGCGGGGCGCAGAACCTGACGTCAGACAGGGAATGGTCTCTGGATTTGGCCACAGTTGGAACAGCAGGTACCTATCCCAAAGTTACAACGGATGCCTATGGCAGGGTTACCTCGGGATCTGCATTGGCACAGGCAGATATCCCGTCCCTTGCAATATCCAAAATCACGGGATTGCAGGCAGCATTGGACGGAAAGGAAGCAGCTTTCGCAAAGGGTAGCCTTGTGGCCGGTACGGGGGTAACCTTATCGGGTACCCTGACAAATAGACTGGTTGGATCGGGAAATGTTACTATTAATGCGGCTATTCCCGCTGCCCAGACCCTAAGCGTGGGGGCTTACAGTGATATGGGCTTATTAGGAATAAGTAGTGGTAATACCGTGGCTATTAACGGGATAAGATCAGCTCTTTCAGCCCCCGGCGCGCAGGGGATGTTGGATGGTATAACAAGTACTAATTCTGGATTGATTCACTACGTTTACACATCAGCGGGTTCTACCGGATTCAGTTCTGGTGTTGGTGCAGGGTTATTGTCATGGAGGTATTCAACCCCAACTGCTAAGTCCGGCTTCATGATAGAGGCCAGCAACATCAATGACGACAACCTATACTACGCCAGAATAGGCGGAAATGGGGTATTGAGGTCGTGGAAGCTGATAGCTGATCGGGATTGGGTAAACAGTGTGTTACCTACTAATTATGTAACCACCAATACTAGTCAAACAGGATTGTCTGGGACAAAGACTTGGACGGGTGCACAAATGTGGACACCTTCTAATGCTATTAGTTCCGTATCGGGTAGTATATCTATTGGAAGGGCTACATCGGGCGCATACCTACAAGCATGGAATGATGCTTCCGCTGTTTCTTTTCTTTTAAGAACGTATGCATCAAGTGGAGTTCAATTAGAATTAAATGAAGGGGGGATAAATGCTCCGGTAACAGCAACTGTAGCAGATGGTCCATATAGAGCTAACGGTAATGTAATCTTAGGTGCTAATAATTCAGGAGCAACTGTTGTAGCGGCATCGGACAATATAATTTATCTAAGACCTTTTGCAGCAAACTCTTCAACCGGGCAAGTTCAAATCAGCGCCACATCCATAACAGCTAATCAGCTAACTGGAAGCGGCACCCAAATGGTCGTCGCTAATGCCTCCGGCGTGTTAAGCCGGCAAGCTATACCAGCTGCTCAAACACTTTCTGTTAGTTCAAATGTAGCCGGTAGAATAACAATAAGCGGGGGTAATAGCGCAGATTTATATAGTCTGGCTAGGGCTAGTGTAAGTGATGATCTTACTACAGGTTGGACTTCTACTGTGGGTACTGGATTATGGCCGTTTTCTAATACAACCGGCTCTACAGGGTTCCCTCAAACCACAGGTTCTGGCCTTTATATAAACAGAAGTGGCGCAGCCAATTTCCAGAACGCTTGGATTTTGTGGAAGAGCGGTACTACTTCGGATCAGACGTTAAAAGTAAATTTCGGTACCGGGACCTCTACATGGGGAGGATGGAAAACTTTAGCGGACAGAGATTGGGTGACTGACCAAAATTACGTGACAAGCACAAACTTCACATGGTCAAATCTTTCGGGTAAACCGTCAACATTCGCTCCTTCTGCTCATACACACGCGGCAGCAGATATAACATCAGGAACTTTAGCAATTGCCCGAATACCCACCGGAACAACAAGCAGCACGGTTGCGCTCGGTAACCACACGCATACTTTTGCCTCGCTGACAAGCAAGCCCACGACGCTATCAGGCTACGGAATTACAGATGCTCAATCTACTATTACTGGCGGTGCCTCTACGATAACGTCGAGCAACCTAACCGCGAACCGGGCATTAATAAGCAACGGGAGCGGCAAGGTGGCCGTAAGTGCTGTCACTTCAACCGAACTCGGTTATCTAGATGGGGTGACTTCGGCCATACAGACACAGTTGAATGCTAGAGTACCAACTTCTAGGACCGTTAATGGGAAAGCGTTGTCTGCGAACATATCGCTTACTGCTGCCGATGTTTCTGCTGTGCCTTTGTCCGGCAACGCGACAATAAGCGGA